CGTTAAACACTCACCCAAGGCCCAAGCATTCATGGACTTAAGCCAGCTTCTAACGCTTACACAAAAGCTAGGACTGCAACATGGCAGGCCCCAAGACATCGCCAAAGCCTTCGACGTCACAAGCCGCAAGGTCACCCGAACAAACACCGTTCCGGGCTGGTCCGAGCACACCGTTGCTGACCTCACCGCTCTCCTCAACTGGGTCTACTCAGGAGGGGCAGAGCCGGAAAAGGTCCCCAAAGAATGGTGGCAAGTGCACGTCAGAAAACCCTCGCAGCTTAACAATCAGGCTGCTCGAGAAGCCGGGGAAGGTCGCCGATTCAAGCCCAGGAAAGGCGCCGAACCCGAGCCGGGATGCTCACTCCCGAAGGCCCTGGATAACAACCCCAAGGCAGCACGGCTCCCGGTGGAGGGAAGTAACGAATCCTCCAGTGCAACCACCCGCACGCGGCAAGAAACGCCGTCCACAAGCCGGCCCTCCGGACCCCCCAGAGGTACTATTGCAGCGCCACCCCCTAAGCCCTCGGGCAGAGGAGTGGAGAGCGCTCATAGCAGCCCGGGTGACCGCGGATGTAAGGACCGCCCTTACGGAAGCTCTAGGAAAGGAGGCACACCATGCAGGCAGCGTAGGACTCTTAGACGACTCGAGTACCTCTTCGACACATTCGGAGCAGAGTCTTGGGTCTACGTCGACTTCCTCGAACGCGTCACCGCGGACGAGCGTCGACTCTGGAGCTACGCTCTGCACGAAAAGCAGAAAGCGCACCTTGCGACGACGCAAGGGTAGACAACGCGCTCGTGCAGAGAGAGTCGCCCGATCAGAAAGGGAGCGACTCACCACTCTGCGCAAAGCCACTAGCATCGAAAAGCTCGACATCATTGGATACAAGCAGGCAGAGGCACGCAAATTGGCACAAGCGATCCTCTTCGCTCCTTCCGCTCCACCAATGGAGCTGGTAGCGAGCCATGCCCTAGACCTTGCAGTCCATGATTCGCAGAGCATTGCTAGTGCTCGTGCAGCGAAGGACCCGCTGGTGTTCAACGAAGGAGCCCATAGGAATGGGTTCTGCCCCGTCTACGCAGTACCAAAAACGGACTTCGTAGCGCCAAAGGTATCTGGCCGTTGGGAAGATTGGTTTGGAACAGCAATCCCCAACCCGGTGGCAGGCAAAAGTCAACTCAATCCTAATGCACGCTCCTGGGAGCCTAAGAATACGCAAACGTTGCCGCGAGGCACCGCGCACCTTAGCGCGCTCTTCCCAACTCATTCGGCAAAGGAGAGCACGCTACCCGACCCATCAGTGCTGGCCAAGAAAATTAAAAAGAAGGCGCCAGCCAAGCCTACGCAGAAACCTACTCCCGTGAGTGTGGTGACTGCCACCCCTGCTCCATCTAATGCAGGGACCCCACCAGTACCGCCCGGCAACCCAGCCGCAGCGGTGAACAGTGGGCAGGTTGCTGCTCCAACTGGCACGGTTCGCAAACTGCCAGTTGCTAATGGACCATCATTGCAGCTTAACAAACTGATGGGAGCGGAATGCCGCCAGCCTGAGGACCCGATTAAAACAAGGACTCATGCACCAGTTCCCCCGAAAAAGAGAGGACTGGCTAAGAAGCAGGCGAAGACCCGAGAGGTGATCGACATTGAACTCTACGGTTACCTCATCTACGAGTTCGCATTTCGGCCACGTAATCACATTACCATGGCCGAGATGGCGACAAAGGGTAAGCGGTGGCTCGCTACGTTTGACGTAAGTGAGTGGACACACTCGCAGTTGCATGAGATGCTCTGCTCAGCCGTAACTAAGGCGATGGCAGTGCCACACGCCGAACAGGCAGCGCGACAGGAATGCAAGGCAATTGCAGCCGATCCTGACACACTGAAGCACAGTAAGTGGGTCACAACTGGCAACGCAGGAGCCACGCGATCCTTAGCGTCGTTCGGAGCACGTGTAGAGCACCACCTTCCATCCCCGCCATAGGGACGCCGTTTCCTGGAAGCAGTCTGCGTAGATGGCTTTCCCAACAAGTTGCCACTACTTCCAGGCTGCTCCCATAAGGTCAGGGAGACGGAGTGTGTCGATCGACGACGTACCGAAAGACTCTTCAATTACAGCCCTAAGATCGAGGCTGTTGCGGATAAGGTCGTGTGGACCCACAAGGGCTGCGTTTGCAATGAACGCGTGGCCCTGGCGGCTCGACACCAGGTAGATGATGGTGCTAGGTTCGACAAAACGAAAGGCAACGTTATCTACAAGTACCTGAAGAAGATGAGCGTGGGTAAAATCAAGCCCAAGAGCCAGGAGCAGATACTCGAGTGGTACAGCGGAGCAAAGAGGCGTCAGTTCGAAGCTGCCCGCGATTCCTTGAGACGCGACGAGTTCGACCCAAAAGTTGATGGTCGCGTTTCAATGTTTCTGAAGGCGGACAAGTATCATGACCCCGAAGTCAAGGCCCCCCGCTGCATACAGTTTAGGAACAAGCGCTACTGCCTCAGACTAGCGCGGTTTCTCAACCCCATCGAGCATGCTGTATACCAAATCCTGGATGATAATGACACCCGTGTAATTGCGAAAGCACGGAACTCAGAGGAGAGGGCTGCTGACCTCTGGAAGAAATGGCAGTCCTTCAGCGATCCAATCGCACTCTGTTGTGATCATTCTAAATTCGACGCTCATGTTGGTCGGGAACTTCTTGAAGCGGAACATCGCTTCTACCTCGACTCTATCCGTAAGGTGGACGGCAAGCAAGAACTCAAAGAACTGCTCAAATGCCAATTAGTCAACAAAGGCATCACACGTAACGGCACTAAATTCGTGACCGTTGCCACGCGAATGTCTGGCGACATGAACACAGGTCTCGGAAACTCAGTTCTCAACACAGCTATGCTCAACAGCTGGCTTGGTGAGGCTAAGGTTCATGGCTCAGTTTATGTCGACGGGGATGATTCGGTGGTTATCGTGGAACGCACGGATCTCTACAAGCTCAGCTTGGACTGGTTCGAGCGCTTCGGAATGAGGACCAAAGTCGAAATTGCAGATGAGTTCGAGCTCGTCGAGTTTTGTCAAAGTAGACCAATCTGGAACGGTCGGTCGTACAGGATGATTCGCAACCCGTTGCGCGTGTTAGCGCGACTGCCATGGGTAACGCGTAAGTTCGCCCCTCACATGGTACCTCAGTACCTTGCTTCGGTTGGGAGATGTGAACTCGCACTTGGCAGTGGTTATCCTGTACTACAATACATTGGCAATTCTCTCGCAGCATTGAGCGACGCCAAAACAATGCGGAGTCTTGACGTCTTCTACGCCGCACGCCGCGAACGGTTCGGCCCGGACCGTGCCATACTGAGACCCGTCACGCCAGAAGCGCGCAACTCGTTTGCACGTGCGTGGGGGATCTCAGTTGCTGAACAGCTTCGGCTGGAGGCTTGCACGGTGGCTCTGGAAACTACAGGTACGGACGAACTCATTCAACATGTGGTTCGACCGTTTCTTTAGTCTTCGGACTTTAAATCAAGCATCTGAGATGGCCCAGCTGCTGAACCAACAACATCTTCGCGACGTGCGCCTTGACGGCATAAGTGTGGAAGGGAAGGCCTACCTGGAGAAGTACATCTCTCCATCAGCGGAGGTAGCCTGGGACGGGATCCCTGACGATTCGACTGGAGGATTAGTGACGATCGAAGAAACCGGCATCCTGAGGATCGGTCCTCCGGTTGCAACGGAAAACGGAGGCCTGTGGGCGTGTAACATCCTGTTCGCGCCGGTCATAGGCAACTTGGGCATGACCATCGTGTCCCAAGGACAGAACACCGCAAGCAATGCGATCATCACTAAAGAGCCGAATTTCGCCATATCCCAGAGTCAGCCCGATCGGATGGCGTTGCTAGGGACTCGGTACCGACTAGGTGCTGCATCCATAACAACCCAGCTGGACGCGTCGGCTCTCAACAACCAGGGTACTGCTTTCGTCATGAGTCAGCAGAACCCTTGGAAGCTCCAGACTGCCAAGACCAACCAGTTCCTTACGGTTGGGCCTTGGGCTGATGTGGTAGCCCCCTACTACACTTGGTCGTGCAAGACCTTAGGAGACATCGACAGCCAGACCATCATGGCTCGTCCGGGCACAAAGACAAGGCCAGCCCGGGAGGGGGATTACACCCCGCTGCGTAACAGGGAGGAGACATTCAAATGGATGGATTGCGAAGTGGCTTGGTTGCAATCGCCTACCAGCCTCTACGAGTTGCCATACCCACTCACGGCCCCAGTGCCTGGGTGGGACATGGTCATCCAACGGTTTGAAGGCCTCCACCCGACTGCCGGACTCGTCATCAAGTACATAGCATGCTGGGAGATTCAGCCGGACATCGGCTCGCCCCTCCAGTCATTCATCAGAGCAACACCAGTGGATCACGCCGCCATGGCACTCGCCAAGGCCTTCGTGCGCTCCTTCGATGGAAGCTTCCCTGCTGATTACAATGACTGGGCTACGCTGTGGAACGGTGTCAAGGCGACCTGGAATGCAATCAGGAAGCCCCTTACGAGTGCAGTTGCAGCCATCCCAGGATATGGCCCTGCTCTTTCTGCCGCTGTGGGTATGCTGCCCGAGGCCCAGGTACGGGGCAAGCAATCGAAGAAGGGGAAGCAGAGCCAGAAGAAAGGCACTGCTCGTCCCGGTGGCGAAGACCTCGATGCCAAGCTGGCCAGACTCGTCGAGTCAGCGATGGCACGTGCGTTGAACCCACCTCGGGGACGCTCCAAGTCCGCCCGTAGACGCTGAGGCTTCTACGGGCCCGGGCAATGATCCGACATCGCGCTGTGTCGGTGAGCCAGCTAGCGCCTGCGGAAAGACCGGGAAACCGGCAAGTACGCAGCTCCGGGCAACCGGTGATAGCGAGTCTGAGTAAGCCTCCGTCAGCAAAGGTACATTCCGAAGCAGGGGTCGCCTTAATTGGTGGATCTGCAAAGGGGTGGGGTGTACCAGCAATCCCTACGTGGGGCAGGCCTTATGGGCCCCG